AGGACAACAAAGATATGATTTACTAACAGATTCAACTTCTACACTTGAAGCTATAACAACAGCAGGTTCTTCATCAGTTTATATTAAAAAAGTATTCCATTATCAACCAGCAGCAATTAATAGGTATTTTGATCCTTACGCAGGTACTGGTACAGGTATTCAATCATTAATGCAAACTTTTGGATTTGGTAATTACTCACCTGGTGTAAACTTTATGTTAATGCCTTTAAATTTTGACGTTTTAAAATTACAAGCAATAGAATTAAATGATACAATTAGAAAATCAGGATATCACTTTAATATAGAGGATAATAGATATTTAAAATTATTTCCTATCCCTACAAGAAGTTATAAATTATGGTTTGAATATGTCTTAAAAGACACAGCAAATGCTCCTGTTAAAAATTCTAAAGGAGTAATATCAGATATATCAAATGTACCTTATACAAACCCAACGTATAAATTGATAAATGAACCTGGAAGACAATGGATTAGAAAATATGCATTAGCTTTAGCTAAAGAAATGTTAGGAGGAATAAGAGGTAAATATCAATCAGTACCTATTCCTGGGTCTGAAACAACATTAGATTTTAGTAGACTATTAAGTGAAGCTGCAGCTGAAAAAACAGCTTTAATTGAAGAACTTCAAAAATTACTAGAAGAAACAACTAGATTAAAACAACTTGAAAGAAAAAACCAAGAAGCACAACAAACACAAGAAACTTATTATAAAATACCTTACCATATTTATATAGGATAATGATTAAGTTAACAGACATATTAAAAAAAAAGAAAAAACCTATTAAAGAATTTGCTTTAATGACATTAGGATTAACCCTTTTAATAAAAAAAGTTATAATTCCTTGGTTACAAAAAAACCCAGAGTTAAAAGATGATTTAAAAAAAGAAGTAGAAAAACTATGATAAAATTAACTAACATATTATCAGAAGTATTAAATACATTTCAGGTTGAAGCTACATTAGTATCAGACAAAAAAACAAATATATCTAGTATATTAGACCAAATTAGAGGATTACATAAAGTAACTATTGTTACTAATATTACACAAAATAAAAAATCAAATCCAAATTATGAATTTACAAAAGTAAAAATTAAATTTGTATCTCGAGAAAATCCTAAAGAAGATCTAATACAACTTAAAAAAGACATGTTAACATCAGATTTTACACCAGATCATAAACATATAAGAGTATCAGGATTAAAATCAGTAAAATTTAAACCAGAAACTTTAACACGAATATAATGGCATTATTTGGAGGCTCTAGAGACATATCATTATTTCATAATTTGAATAAAGAATTAATAAATGACATTATTCAAACGGAAATTGCTTATTATAAATTTGCTTTAGAACAAACAAAAGTAAATGTTTATGGTGAAGCTCCAGGTAAAAATTATTTTGAACCTATGAAAATAGCATGTTTAATTAATAGAGAAGATCAATCATGGAGTTCAGATAATTTTGGGTCCGATATAAATCAAGTTATTAATTTTAGATTCTTAAAAGAAGAACTTAGAGAAATAAGTTTAGTACCTGAAGTAGGGGATTTAATTCTTTTTAGAAATAATTTTTACGAAACAGATACAAGAATTGAAAATGAATTAATTTTAGGTAGAGACCCAGATTATGCTATTTCAGAAGAAACTACAAATTTTGGAGATAGTTTTTCTATTTTAATTAATTCACATATTTCAAGAGTAGAAAAATTAAACTTAATTCCTTTAAGAGGGGGTAAATACCCTACAACTACTAAAGTAGATGGAGGAACAGCAAACTTATTAGGATAAAATGGCAGATAAAAAACAAATAAATCCTAGAAGACCAATACCTGCAAGTGGGTATAATCGTTTACGTGAAAACTTAACCTCAGGTTTTGCTGAAGGATTTCCTGTAGAAAAAGGTTCTTTTCCACCCTCTGATAACAGAGCAAACATAAATAGAGGTAGAATAACTACAAGAAAAGATGATAAAGTAAAAGATGTTTCAATTGGTTTACAAGATCATGATGAAGCAATAATGTACTATTTTAACGAAGTTATAAAGCCATCAGTAATAATTAATGGAAATAGAACTAATGTTCCTATAATATATGGAGCTCCAGAAAGATGGAAAAGTGTTCAAAAAGATGGTTTTTATAGAGATAAAGAAGGTAAGATTCAAGTTCCTCTTATTATGTTTAAAAGAGATAAAGTTGAAAAAAGAAGAGATCTTGGAAATAAATTAGATGGTAATAATCCACAACTTTATTATACATTTCAAGAAAAATACACAAAAAGAAACCAATACGATAATTTCTCAGTATTACAAAACAGACAACCCCAAAAAGAATTACACACAGTTGTAGTACCTGATTTTGTAAAATTAAATTATACGTGTACTATATGGACAGATTATGTAACTCAAATGAATAAATTGATTGAAATGATTAATTATACTTCTGATTCATATTGGGGCGATAAAGAAAGATTTAAATTTAACGCAAAAATTGATACTTATGATAATACAACTGAAGTTTCTCAAGGAGATAATAGAGTTGTTAAAACTAATTTTGGTTTAACTATTCAAGGATATTTAGTACCTGATAGTATTAATAAAGAATTAACTAAAAAACCACAAAAATTCTACAGTAAATCAACTGTAATATTTAATGGTGAATTATCAGTAATACCTTCAGGAGCACCTTCAACAAGAGAAGAAGTTAGAAAATCAGCAGGTAAAATGAATATACAGAATGATACTACAGGAGTAGGATATCAATCAATAGGAAATAATAATACAATAGGATAATGGCAAAACAAAATAGAACAACATTAAAAGAGTATTTCCAAACAGGAAAATCACCATCTCAAAACCAATATAAAGATTTTATAGATTCAAAAGTAAACATGTCAGAAAATAACGTAGGACATGTATTATTAACGGGAAATATAACAGCATCAGGAGATGAAGGTGAATCTCATTTAGGAGGCATAAGTGCTAGTAATGATGTGCATGTTCTTAATTTAATAGCTACAGGTTCTAGTGGAACTATACAAACAACAGGAGATTTAACAGTAGGAATTTCTGGAGAACCAACAGCAGATATAACATCAACAGGAAATATAACAGCAACACAACATATAACAGGACAAACAGTAACAGCTTATGGAAATGTAACAGCAAATGGAGATTTAGTAGCAGTAGGAAATGCAACAGCTGTTAATATAACATCAACAGGAAATACAATAGTAAATGGCACTTTAGATGTAGATGGAAATACTACTTTAGATGACACAACTATTGATGGTAGTTTAACTGTAAATGGAGCAGTAGATTTAAATTTAACTTCATATGATATTGATGCAACAGATGATATAGACATAGATACTACAGACACAACAGGAGGAATAGCTATAGGTACAGCAAATGCAGAAGTACCTATTTCAATAGGAAATGCATCATCAGAAACAAGAATAAATGATAAACTAATAGTTTCTGGAGACACAACAGCTACTACTTTAACACTAAGTGGAATTTTAACAGTAAATAATAATGTAATTTTTAATCTTGACCAAATACCAACAACAAATCCAGGAGTAGAAGGACAATTATGGAGAGATGGAACTGACCTTAAAATATCATTAGGATAATAAATGGCAAATTTAAACACAGCTTTAACATGGGATAAAAAAGTTTTCCAAGGTATAGATGTTACTTTTAAATGGAATAATGCACCCTCTAAACCCCCACATCGTGAAAGTAATAGAACTCGTTATACTTGGGATGAAGTTAAATTACTTGTAAGAGCAGCAGGAGATGATTATACTCAATGGGTAGATCATGATAAAAAGAAATTAGTAAAATTAATTTTAAAAGTGCATGGGAACACTATTACAGAAGAAAAACAAAAAGAAATTAAACAATTTAAAATAAAAGTTAGTGATGTTAAATTAGCAATTGAAAAAATATCAAGTGTAGAGGTAATAACTGAAAACATTAAGCTTTAACCATTATTTTATATTTATAATAAACTTACAATATGTACAAATTATTTACAGATAAATCAGAACTTTTTGAATGTGATATTAAACTTCAAGGAGCAAGCTTAAAAAAATCAAAAGCACGTTTAGTAGTTGAAACTTCTGATTATTCTTTATTATTTAATGGTTCTATTTCTTCTAAAGGTAAATGTGAAATTCCTATTAAAAAATTAAAAGGATTAATAGATGAAGACACTACAGGTAATATACGTTTAGAAGTTATAGCTGAAGATACTTTTTTTACTCCATGGGAAACTAATTTTGAAGTAGAAACAAGTAAAAAAGTAACAGTTGAAATAAAAACCCAAACACTTAAAAAACCTATTATAGAAGCAAAAGTTAAAGGAAATACAATCACTGATTTTGAACAACAACATGTAATTAATTTGTTAAAATTACTTGTTAAAGAAAATATTAATATTGAAAATATTTCATATAAAAGAAATAAACTCAATAATATAGTTGCAACATATTTAAAAGAAAATACTATAAAAAATACTAATAAAGTTATAAATGGTGTTTTAAAGATATTAGAAAAAAAGAAATAAAAATGGTTATAAATGAGCGTCAACAACCTAACAGGACAAAATATACAGGATACTTATCAAAGAGTAATCCATACAGACGGTACTAATATACATAATGGTACTGGTAGTCAATTACCTATATCTTTTAATGGAAATAACGTTATAATCTCTGGCTCATTAAGTGCCACAGAATATATCGTAACTTCATCGGTTACTAATGTTATATTTCAACAACAAAGTGGGTCTACTATATTTGGTGATTCTGTAGATGATACTCATTCATTTACAGGAAGTATAACAGCTTCTGGGGGTATAAGTGCAACTGGAGATTTAACAGTAAGTAATATAAATGGAACAATAAATGGAGGAACTTTTTAGATATTTATAATAGAATAAAAAATTATGGCAAGTACAATAATATTAAAAAATGGAACAGGGTCAGCAGTGCCTTCTTCTTTAACTCATGGAGAATTAGCTATTAATGTAGATAATGGTGCTTTATTCTATGGAACATCAGGTTCAAGTAATGCGGTTTCATCAAGTTTTCTTTTCTCACACATAAGTTCAAGTACCATAACAGCTTCAAGTCATATAAGTACAAGTGGAAATGTGTATGGTACTAGAGGTGTATTTGTAAGTAGAGTACAAACACCTGCCATTAGAAATGCAGAGGGCGCACTTGCTATAACATCAGATGATGGCCCAATTGTTGCTGAAGGAAATATAACAGCATCAGCTACTGTAACAGCTGGGGGTCATATAAGTGCAAGTGGTGATATAGCTGCAAGTACATTTACAATTGGAGGAAAAGGTTTAGCAAATTTTGCATCAGATACACTACAACATGGATTTGATAGTAGCCTTAAAAAATATACTTATGGTAAAGATTCAGATAATGAACATCTTTTCTACGGAGATATAACAGCCTCAGGTAATATAAGCGCAAGTACAACATCAACAGCTTCCTTTGGATATATAAAAGCTGATACTCTTCTTTTAAATTATATAGGATCAATTGATGCAGTTGATTCATCAGGAAATACTACAGATACAATGTTATTAAATGTTGCAGATAGTGGATTTACCATTGGAAATACAGATAATGTTTTACAATTAAATGGTTCAACAATAGATATAGACTCTGATGGTACTTTAGATTTAATTTCAGACACTGGTCTTATACAATTTAAAAAATCTACTGCTGTTGTTTGTGCTTTAGATATTACCACCCAAACTCTTCTTAAACCTACACTTAGTATGAGTATAATGCCTGGGTCAGGTGTTCATGGCTTTGCAAAAGTAAAAATAGGATCTGTTGGAGGTAGTGAGACTATAACTTTAGATGGCCAAGCAGGAAGCGCTAGTTTTGCAGGAGACATAGATTCATTAAACATAATTACAAATGAAGTAAGTGCAAGTAATTTAATAGTTACAGGTTCAGAAGGTAACATAACAGCCTCAGGTGATGTAAGTGCAAGTGGAAATATAATAGGTACTGATATAACTGTAGCAGATGAATTATTTATTAAAGATGATATTATTAGAACAGGTGATACAGATCCATATATAAGATTAAGTTCTGATTTTAAAGTTGAAATTGGAGATGTATCTGGAACAGGAAACGAAACTATATTAACAGTTGATAATCCAAATGCAAAAATTAGTACAACTCATCAATTAGATGTAACAGGTAACATAACATCCTCAGGTAATATAAGCGCTTCAGGAATAATATATTCTGATGTTCTAGACGTAAATACTATAAGTTCAAGTAAAATAATATTAGATAGTGAAATAATTCACCATAATGATCCAGATACAAAAATAGGATTTTCAGGAGCAGATACATTTGATGTCACTACAGGAAATGCAATACAATTAAGAGTTACCCCAGCAGGAACAACTTTTAATAGTGGTCATGTAACAGCTTCAGGTAATATAAGTGCAAGTGGAAATGTAATTGCTAAAGAAATAATAGTAAATAGAATAGATGGTGGAAATCCTGCATTACAAGTATACCACGCAACAGAAAATCTTTTAGCACAATTTGAATCAGGAGATGCTCAAGCATTAATAGAATTTAAAGACAATTCAACAACTGATAGTGTTTTAATGGGAGCTATTGGAGATGACATAAGTCTTAGAACAGATGCAGGTTCATTCCAATTACAAATGGCTAATAATGTAGTTACAGCACTTGCTATTACAGGAAGTAATGGTAGAGCAACTTTTTATGGAGATATAAGTGGAGGTAGAGATTTAATGATTGCAGATGTTACAGCATCAGGTGGTATAACTGCAAGTGGAGATATAATAGGTCTTAATCTAACAGCTACAGGTTCAACAGGAACTGTTAGTGGGGTTTCAGGTTCATTTGAAGTTTTAACAGGCACAGGTGACACACCAGGTTTAGAAGTAGAAGGATACATATCAGCAAGTAATAGTGAAGTATTAGGAACTACAGGTTCATTTAGTACAATGACTAAAGCATTTGATAGTTATAATTTTTACTATTCAGTTAATTCATCTACTGAAATGTATATTCCTATTATGGGTAGTGGTCAAGAACAAACTTTTCCTGCATATTATCATCTTTTAATTGCTCCTTATGATGGAATGGTAAAAAGAGTTTCAATTGCATGGCAAACACAAAATCCAGCAAATTTTGTAGTAAGAACAAGAGTAGCATCATCTCCAGGACTTGATATTAATGATGTTGCTGATATAGTTGAAGCTGTATCACAATCAGCAGGTGTAGATGACACCTCATATATATTAGACTTTTCATCATCTTTTGATAAAGGAGATGCTGTTTGTATAACAGTTCAACAAAATGGCACTTCAGGATCTAGTGCAGTAGCAGGAGTGTTTGCAGTAGAGTATGATTTAACTTCTTAAAAATAAATAATTATGGCATTAGCAAATAAAAAACAAAAATCTTTATACAATAAAAGCGATTCAAATAGTAAATTTTATATGACTAATGATAAAGAAACAAGATTTTCTTCATCATTTGCAAATGGAGACCATATCCAAGATGAAGCTATAGCTGACACTGTTGCTCCTTTAATATATCAATTAAAATTAATGGAAGAAGATATTGACGAATTAAGAAGATATATTACTAATGAAGCAACAGGTTCAGCAATTAATACAAAAACTCTTAATGTAAGTAATTTACCTACAAGTGCTGCAGGTTTATCATCAGGTCAATTATGGGTTAGAAATGAAAAAGATGGAACTAAATCAATAAAATCAGCATAGTATGCCAACAGCAATATTAAGACCAACTAGTACACTGTCACAAACAGCATGGAGTGTTAGTCCTATAGATACTATATTAGGAGATCAAGATAATTCAACAACTGCAGATCAAAGTGCTGAAACTTGTAATGCTTCTTTAAAATTAAGTGATTTAGATGCATCATTAAGTGATGCAACTATAAATGCTATGACTATAACATTAAGAGCACAAGCAGGTAGAACAGGTGCTAATACATGTGTAATGGCATATCTTGAAAGTGAATCAGTATCATTTGGGGCTGAAACTGAAAGTTTTACATCAACAGTATCAGAAGAAACTACTAGTACTCGTACTACTCAAAGAAATGGTTCAAGTCCATTAACTTTTGCCTATATTAATGCTATGGGCGTTATAATAACACCTGGTGTTTCAGGTATAACAGTATCTCAATTATTTGTAACAGTTGATTATACAGCAGCTGTAGTTCCACCTCTTAAAATAACTGAGGGACTTATTAAGCTAACAAATGGTTTAATTAAAATAACATAATTCTATGAAAAGTGTAAAAATTAAATCAAGAAGACCAAAACCTACTGAGTTTAAAAAAGATCAAATTGTTATTAATAATGAAACTGGTAGATTATTTTATAAATCTCAACAAGGTTTACACGAAGTAGCTTCTACTTTTGTAACACCATTAGAAACATCACTGTCTACAGGAATAGACTTAGTTGAATTAGGTGTTATTAGTTTAGAAAGTTTAGAACCTTTAACATTATCAGATCAATCAAATCCTGTCCCAACAAACACACAAGTAACTATAGGGGTTAGTGATGATTTATATTTTAATACTCCTAATACTGGTGAAATATTTCAAGTAACTACAACTCATGGTACATGTCGAATTGGTCCTCAAAATCCCTATTCTTGTTTATTTGATACTAATATGAATAAATTTGCCTTTAATAAAAGAATCTTAATCACAGGAAATGGTTATCAAGCAAATATATCTAGTGCTGTAGGAGAAAGACTAGCATTATGGACAGATAATTTTAATAATGGAGAAGACGCTGAAGATTCAGCAGCAATATTATTACATACTGCTCAAGCTGTAACTGAAGTTAGAGGTGATGTTAGAGCAGTATCAAACACTTTTGGAGATGGTTTTGAAGGAGGAGGTAATGTAGATGCAGAAAGAGATTTACTTTATGGTAGATATGTATTAAAAGCAGGTGGGGGTGTTGCTGGACTAGTATTAAGAAGTCCAAATGGAAACTACTGGAGAATAACAATTAGCAACACAGGAGAACTTGATGCTGTTTCAATCGCTGATCCTTACGAATAATAAATAATAAAATGCCTGACTACGGACAAACAACAGATAAATTACAACTAATACCTAAAGGTACTAGTACAGGGATATCTTTAATTAGATCAGGTTCTTTAAGAAACCATATAACAGCTATATCTGCTTCTACCCCTAGTATTATAGCTGTAACATGTTCTGCAAATATAAATAATAGACTAACAAGCCCTACTAATACTAATGCCTATGGGATTATTACAGTATCAAGTGGAAGTAACGTAATTAAACCTATAAGATTAGTCCTAACATATGTATCTTCTTCATTTAAAGCAGATTTTACGGGTAGTGTATTATCTACTGAAGAATCATTATTTGATATAAATAACCTTTCATATACATCTTCTAATTATACTAAAGATCGTATAGTTAGTATTCCTATACTTAATAATGATGATTCTTTTATTATAGCTGCAAAAACAGTAAAAGCAATAAAAAATACAGGAGGTTATGGTACTATATTTAGTGCTAGTTTAGTAGATGATGGTAGTGAAATAGCTAATCTAACAGGATCTGTTGGAAGTATGGCAATAGGTACTACTCTTAAAATTAGAAACTCAGCGTCAGCTGATGGATCTGAAGGTAAATTTTTAGTTTATAGTTTAAGAAGTGGTTCTGTAGCAGCTCCTGATTTTGCAGGAACAGCAGTTCAATTAGGAGATATGGATGTAGGAGGTTCATTTAAAATAGGAGGTGCAGATCCTGTTTTTACTTTTAGTATAGTTCAATCAGGATCAGGTCAAGCAAATCAATCATTTTATCCAGGAGATTACCACCCAAACTCATCTTCTTTAATTATAGAAATGGATTCTGATGATAAAACAAGTGCTTACATATCAAGTTCAGGAAATTCTTTATTATATTTTTCTAGTTCGGGTAATATAGGAATAGGAACAACTAATCCTCAAAAAACACTAGATGTACTAGGAGATGCAAATATACAAGGAACATTAACATCACGAGAATTCCACACAGAACTTGTAAGTTCTTCTATAATTTATGAAAGTGGATCTACACTTTTTGGCAATAGTAGTGATGATGTACATACTTTTACAGGAAGTGTAAATATATCAGGTGATATTAGTTTATTAGATATAAACGCAAGGAATATAACAGCATCAGGTAATATAAGTGCAAGTGGAGATTTATCTACATTTGGTGAAGTAGTCCATTTAGAAGGAACAGATCCAAGATTAAAACTTAAAGCAAAAGGTGCTAACCATCCAGGAGTTGAATGGCATGAAGATAGTACAAGAAAATGGGTATTATATAATGATCCAGATGAATCTGATTCATTAGTATTTAAAAATGATACAACTGAACTTGTTAAAATATCACAAACAGGTAACATAAGTAGTAGTCTTACATCAACAGGTTCATTTGGTAGATTAGAAGCTACATCTATAACTGCAAGTATAGGAGAATTTGATGCAGATACTATAACAATAGGAGGAACTATTATAAATAAAACAATAGCAGACAATGTAAGAGCCCTTTTAGGAACAGATGCTAAAACAATGGCAGGAAATAGAGTTGTAATATCAGGTCCTGGAGGAGATATAATAGCATCATCAATATCAGCTACAGAATTAGCATATTTAGGTAATGTAACTTCTGACATTCAATCACAATTAGATTCTTTAGCAGTTACGGGTAGTAGTGTTACTTTTACAAATATAACAGCTTCAGGAAATATAAGTGCAAGTGGAGAAATAATTGGTACAATAAATGGTGGGTCTTTCTAATTTACATATATGTATATAAGAACAAATTATTAAAATAATCATTTAAACAATAGTTATGGCATTAAAAGAAAAAACATCAAATACTAAAGGAAAAGTTCAAAAATTTACAGAAGAAGAAATATCCAAAATAAAAGCTCTTTCAGATCATATGAATAAGTTAACTATTAGTTTTGGACAATTATATTTAGCTAAATCTAAATTAGAAGAACAAGAAGCTAATCTAAAAAATCATCTAAAATCTGTAGAAACAGAAGAAAAAAACCTAGCAAATTCCCTTACAGAAAAGTATGGAAAAGGAACTCTTGATATAGAAACTGGAACCTTTACTCCAATAGAATAATTCTTACAAGATTCTGTCATATTTATTGTTGATTAAATTTAGTTTAATCACTTATTCTGGTTGGGTTTATACTTTTTTTTCATATTTATATAGGAACCAACCAGTCAAAGAAACATATAAAATAAAAAAATAAGATGGCAGAACAAATTATTTCACCAGGTGTATTTACCAGAGAAAATGACCTATCATTTCTACCACAAGGGGTAGGTGCAATAGGAGCAGCAATAATAGGCCCAACAGTAAAAGGACCAGCATTCGTACCAACAGTAGTAAGAAGTTTTGAAGACTATGAAAGACGCTTCGGACCTCTAAGCTCAGAAACATATATCCCCCAAACAGTTAGAGAATATCTACGAAATGCGGGATCAGTAACAGTATGTAGAGTATTAGCAGGAGGAGGATATACTTTTGCATCTTCAGGTACTGTTATACATCCTTTAGGAGTACTTGCTGGAGAATCTACAAAAGCTATGTCTGTATTTGAAGTCGCAGATGGAGACGCAGCAAGTGGAATAACAGCAGGACAATTTATAACTTTAAAAGATCAAGAAGGACTAATAGTAGAATATGTTGTAACAGACACAGGTGGTGGTGGTACAGCTACAAATACTAATGATACTGCTGGCGCTCTTACAGTTGCAACAGATACAACTCACACTGTAAATTCAACAGGAACAGGCGCTACTAAAGCATGTTCTGTAGGTATTGATATAACAGCAGCTGATACTCAATATGTGTTTATAGCTGCATTATTTGCTGCAATTGAACACGCAAATGGACATAATGGTACTATAGATGCAATAGATACTACTGGAGGAGCAGCCGCAGATGGTGCACAAAACGTACTTTTTGTAATGTTGAGAGCGGGAGAACATGGTAATATTGAAATAATTTCAAACAATATAGCTAATTTAACAGCTCGTGATTTTTCAGGTGGAAATGATCCAGTATTAACAGGATTAATTTATCCTTCTAAAGTTGCATCTGGAACACCAAATTTACAAACATCTGCAATAGATGTATTAGCTAGTCTTAGTAGTTCTAATGGTTTTGGGGTTTCACTTAATAATGGTATTCAATCAGCAACAGAATTTACAGCCTCATTAAACCCAATAAATACTAACTATTTATTTAAATATATAGGGTATACTCCAAATAATAGCAAAACAGGAGCTAATGAATATGGAGGTACTTCTGGATATACACATTTAAATTTTAAATCACTACAAACAGATCTTAATTCAACAGGACATTTAGGAGCTTATACTAATGGAGCTCTTTATACAGGTTCATCAGCATATGATAATGGAGAAAATGTAGCAGATTTAGTAGCATATGGATCTGGTTCAAATGTACAATTTTCTTTAATATCAGCAGCTGGAGCAGAATTTAATGGTAATATAGCTAAAACAGAAGGATATGGATATGCTACTACACCTTGGATTCAATCTCAAATAGCTTTAGGTAGAAAACAATTATTTAGATTTCATACTTTAGACCATGGTGATGGTACTAGTAGATTATATAAAATATCTATTGCTAATTTAAGAGAACCAGCAGATATAGATAATGAAGAACAATATTCAACATTTTCTGTTATTATAAGAAAATATAACGACACAGATAAAAATCCAGTTATCCTTGAACAATATAATAATTGTACTTTAGACCCAGATTCACCAAGATATATTTCAAGAATGATTGGTGATAGATATCCAGATTATAATGAAACTTTAGATAAAGTAGAATTAAAAGGAAATTACCCAAATGTTTCACATTATGTTAGAGTAGAAGCAGATAATGCAGTAGAAGAAAGATCTCTTTCTCCAAAAATATCACCTAAAGGATTTAAGGCAATCCAAAATACATTTACTTCAGCTTCTTTAGCTACAAGATGTATAATCCCTTCAGCCTCTTATGATGGTGTTCAACAAGTAGGAACAGATGGAGTTTATAATAGTAAAGGATATTTAGGATGGAAATTTAAAGAAAAAAATGCAGATAATGAAAACTTTATAGGTGCATTACCTACTTTAGTAGAATCTAATATAGCTGGTGATTTTAATGTTGAAAATTATTTTGGCCATGCAGATGCTGGTTATGATTTTACAGCTGCAGGAACAGGTTCTTTAAGTGCTTCAGTTTCTACAACAGGAGGAGACGGACCACATGCTAGCCAATTAAAATTTACAGTACCTTTCCAAGATGGCCAAGATGGTTTAGCACCATGGACAGTAAAACAAGTAGGATCTTATATTACAGCTGACAATTTATATGGATTTGATTTAGATGGAA